GTTGCTCACATCTTCAAGGGCTCCGAGCCTCAGGCCATGGAGTGGTTCCTCAACTGGTGCGCGTATCCTTTGCAACATCCCGGCACGAAGCTGTTCAGCTCAGCAGTTCTACACGGTATCCGCCACGGCACAGGTAAGTCGCTGATCGGCTACACCTTGGGCAGGATCTACGGGCAGAACTTCACTGAGATTAGCCAGATGGACTTGCACAACTCATTCAACGAATGGGCTGAGGGCAAGCAGTTTGTTATGGGCGATGACGTGACCGGATCCAACAAACGGGCCGATGCCGACTTCTTGAAGAAGCTCATCACGCAGCGCGAACTCCGAGTCAATGGCAAGTACGTGCCCACCTACGTGGTGCCTGACTGTATCAACTACTTCTTCACGGCCAACCACCCAGACTCGTTCTTCCTTGAAGACGACGACCGCCGCTTCTTCATCCACGAGGTGCAGGTTGGTCCCATGGACGAAGAGTTCTACATGAACTATGACCTGTGGCTAGACACGGGCGGCAGCAAGGCGGTCTTCCACTATCTGCTGAACCGTGACACAGGCGACTTCAACCCGGCAGCCCCTGCCTTCAAGACCGCAGCCAAGGAGCGCATGATCGCCAACGTGCAGAGTGACCTGGCCGGTTGGGTGCGCCAGCTGCTGGCCACGCCGAACCACGTCCTTAAGGTCGGTGAAATTGTGGTGGACAAGGATCTGTTCACATCGAAGGAGCTGCTGCAGTTCTACGATCCGTCAGGCAAGACTGGCACGACAGCCAACGGACTAGGTCGCGAGCTGGCAAGGGCCGGAGTCCGTCAGATTTGCGGTGGCAAGCCGATCCGCTTGGCAGATGGCGGGCAAGGTCGCTTGTACGCGTTGCGCAACATCGAATTCTGGATGACTGAAGCCGCTCCGCAAGCTGCTGTGAAGCACTTGGAAGACTGGTCGAAGAAACAATCTGGCGCAAAAACCGCAAAATATTGAAACCACATGTTTACAGCTGCGCAAGCAGAGCTGTAGAATACAACCTGCTGAGGGAATTCTCCCAACGCGTTATCAACCACTTGAAGGAGTGAATCATGAGCAAATTGCTGGAAGATCCGAAGGTCGCCGCCCTGGTCACCAAGTCCGAAACCGCTGCCACCAAGGCCGCAACGAAAGCCCACCTCGAAGTGGTTAAGTCCGCGATCGAAGCCAACAAGGAAACCGAAGACAAGGCCGTCAAGAAGGCCGTGGCTGAAGTCCTCAAGGGCATCGTGGCCGGCATCAAGGAAGCTGCGTAAGCAAGCTGTCCGATGGATAGGAGACTTCGGTCTCCTTTCTTTTCATCCAAATGTAAGTAAGGAGTTTCACATGAAACAGCACATCGGCGTTAAGCTCATCAACGCCAAACTCATGACCCGTCTGGAGTACAACCAATTCCGTGGCTGGGAACTTCCTGCCAATGAGAATGGCAATGACGAAGGCTTCTTGGTTGAGTACATTGACGGCGGCAAAGCCAACACCTCTGACTATGTCGGCTACGTTAGCTGGTCTCCTAAGGACGTCTTTGAACGCGCCTACCGTCCTGTTGACGGCCTGACCTTCGGCCTTGCTGTCGAAGCACTGAAGCTCGGCAAGCGCGTGGCGCGCTCAGGCTGGAACGGCAAAGGCATGTGGTTGGCTGTTGTCGAGGGTTACGAGTATATGCCCAAGACGGACAACGGCGCTGTCCATGCGCTGGGTTGTGAGAAGTTGCCTTGGATCGGCATGAAAACAGCGGACAACAAATTCGTCCCATGGCTTGCGTCGCAAACCGACGTATTGGCCGAAGACTGGACCATCATGGGAGGTAACTGATCATGCGTTGCTACCTCGTCACTGGCCCTGGTGCCAAGCGCTATGCCGCCACGAATGCCGATGCTCGCGCTACTCGCGATGCACTGGTTGAGCAGCTCGACTGCAAGAAGAAGGACGTCGAGATTGAGCAGACCGACATTCCAGTCGCCAAGGCTGATCTGCTCGAGTTCATTAACACCTTGTGCGCCGAGACCGACGCGAAGGACAGCAAAGAATGAGCCAAGTCCGTCTGATCGCATTCACCCAGCCGATTGAGCTGGAAGGTGTTCAGACGGGCGAGGAGCTGGTGGCCTACTGCGCACGGGTCTCGAACCCTGCCAACCAGGCCAACCATGAAACGGCTCCTCGTCTGCTCAACTACCTGGTCCGCAACCAACACTGGTCTCCCTTCGAGATGGCGCACGCAGTCATCGAGATCCAGACGACCCGCGACATTGCCCGGCAGATTCTCCGCCATCGGTCGTTCAGCTTCCAAGAGTTCAGCCAGCGCTACGCTGCTGTGGTCGACGATGCTGTGATCCGCGAGGCTCGCATGCAAGACACCACGAACCGCCAGAACAGCTTGGCCATCGAGGACGACGACATGCGGAAGTGGTGGGCGTACAAGCAAGAGGAGATTGCCCACGCTACCAGTGAGGCGTACAAGTCTGCCCTCAAGATGGGTATCGCCAAGGAGGTTGCTCGCGCTGTTCTGCCTGAAGGCCTGACACCGTCGCGTCTCTACATGTCCGGCTCAGTTCGCAGCTGGGTCCACTACATCCAACTCCGTGCCGGCAACGGTACTCAGAAGGAGCACCGCGAGATTGCCGTCATGTGCAAGCTGGCTCTGCTCCACGTCATGCCCTCAATCAAGGAGATTCTCGATGCAACGCAAGATCACTAAGCCGGCTCCTGCCAAGGACATGGTGAACCATCCTCCTCACTACGCCGAGACTGACAACGGAGTCGAGTGTATTGACGCCATCCGCGCCGCCCTGGGCAAAGAGCAGTTCATCGGCTTCCTTCGCGGCCAAGTCATCAAGTACCAGTGGCGACTGGGCAAGAAGGACAGCTCGGTGCAGGACAACAAGAAGGCCATCTGGTACGCCACCAAGCTTGATGAGGTGCTCAATGAAGCGTAGTCGTTACCTCTACACCTGGATTGACTGGGTCAAAGAGATTTTGGGCTGGGGTCTTGGTCTGGTCATCGGGTTCATCCTGCTGCCAGTCCTGGGCTTCATCCTGAAGCTCCTCTGGGTCTTCTTCATGATCGGCTGGGACCTAATCAAATGAGCAAAGCTTTCGCGACTCTGGGCCTTCCTGATACCGCGACGCCTGACGAGGTCAAGGCGAAGTGGCGGGAACTCTGCATGATTCACCACCCAGACCGCGGAGGCAACTCCGTGGAGTTCAACACGATCCGCAAGGCCTACAAGGCGGCCATGGAAGAAGCCAGTGAGCCCAAGCCCTGCACCCAATGCAACGGCGAAGGCAAGGTCAAGGTCAACAGTGGTTGGTCCTCGATCGATATGCCATGCCAAGCGTGTGGAGGTTCTGGCCATGGCTAAGAAGCCCAAGACCGCGCAGATCGGCAGCCGCGAGTACTTCGAGTCGTTGTTGGTCTACTACACGAATCGCTCAACTGCCATCATGCGTGGTCGTGGCAACTTGAGCCGTGAGGACCTTGAGTACGTGGCTGAGGCTGCTTCCAAGTTGAAGGACAAGCGCCTGCAGGAATGCATCGCTGAGCTGATCGGCTGGGGCGATGATGAACGATCTGAGCTCGAAACACTTCTGGCCATCGGCTTCGAGGCCATGAAGCTATGCAGCCCAAGTTGCTTGTGTGAAGCAGCGATGCGGGTCAGTTTGAAATACTACATGAAGAAGGAATTTAGCCATGCCCAAGAATCCATCGACCACGCAACTGGTCGCGTACCTGGTGCCGAAGCAACTGCCGGTCATTCTGGCGAGGGTGCTGCGTTACAAAGCACCACCTTGTCTGGCAGTGTTCCAGGACAAGAACACCAAGCAGATTGACATCGTCGACGTGCCGTTATGACCTGCAACCAGAACTGCCGACAAGGTCGCGACTGCAACTGCGGTGGCATTCATGTCATACCGGTCAATGATCTGCGTGAACATGTTGCCACTGGCAGTTGCTGGTGCAAGCCGACTCCCGATCCTGAGGAGCCGTTTGTGATGATTCACCACTCCATGGATCTTCGCGAACAATTTGAAATTAGTGGAGGAAGGTTACCATCATGAAACCAATGCTCGCATCGCCAGCAGGTCCTGTCATTCCATTCCCAATGCTGCTCAGCCCCAAGCTGGACGGCATTCGTTGCTTGGTGATTGATGGGGTCGCTGTTGGCCGAAGTCTGAAGCCGATCCCCAACAAGTACGTGCAGCTGCTGTTCGGCCACCACGAGTTCAATGGCCTCGATGGGGAGCTGATCGTCGATTCGCCCATTGCCAAGGAAGTGTTCCAAGTGACCTCATCCGGCGTCATGAGCATCGAGGGCCAGCCCAAGGTGAAGTTCTACGTGTTCGACGACTTCAGCCACGAGGCTGGGTTTGCCAAACGCTTGGACATGGCCTTCAAGCGGACAAGACGTCATACTCACTTCGTGCAGGTACAGCATGACAAGGTGAACCGTGAGGCAGCCATCCTGACCTGGGAGGAGAGCTACCTTGCTGCTGGCTATGAAGGCGTCATGCTGCGCCATCCTGATGGTCCGTACAAGCATGGTCGCTCGACTGCCAAGGAGGCATGGCTGCTGAAGGTCAAACGCTTTGTCGACGCTGAAGCCAAGGTCATCGGCTACTCTGAAGCCCAGCACAATGCCAATGAGGCGAAGCGCAATGAACTGGGCCAGCTCGAGCGGTCAAGTCACAAGGCTGGTAAGGTCGGCAAGCAGACACTTGGAGCCCTCATGGTCAAGGACCTGAAGACCGGCGTGGAGTTCGACATCGGCACTGGGTTCACCGAGTCTCAGCGTCAACTGCTGTGGGCCATGGGCGACAACCTGATGGGCAAGGTCGTGAAGTACAAGAGCCAACCAACTGGCGTGAAGGACAAGCCTCGCTTCCCAGTGTTCCTCGGCTTCCGCGACAAGGTAGACATGTCATGACTGATACTGAGCGCCTCGATGCAATTGGCGAGCATGGTCTCTGCATCTCACGCCACGACGTGCTTGGTCCTAACGGTTGGGATGAGCGTTGGGTTTGCCACTACCAAGATCGCATGGCCGTGGCTCCTACCATTCGTGAGGCTCTTGACGCGGCAGTCTTGGACATCACAACAGGTGGACAACTTCCAAATTAAATTGAAATTACCTGTTTACAGCACGGCAATTTCACTCTAGAATCTAATCACGGTCAAACAACGACCGCAACCAAACTTGCTGAGGAGTTATCAAATGGCAACTGAAG